TCAAAGAAATGCACTGGGTGAACAGAAGTATTTACAAGAAGTTGAGTGTGAATTCTTAGGAAGCTCTGGTACATTGATTTCTAGCACTGCGCTGAAGAGAATGACATTCTCAGAAGCAATCAAACAAATTCTTGATGGTATGGATATCCATGAAGAAGTTGTTAAAGGTCATAACTATGTTTTAATTGCAGATACAGCAAGAGGGAATGGTCTTGATTCTTCTGCGTTTGTTGTCGTTGACATCACTCAGAAGCCATATAAGATGGTGGCTAAATACAAAAATGCGTTCATCTCACCATTACTGTTCCCCAACATCATATTCCAAGCTGCAAAGTATTACAACGAAGCCTATTTACTGATCGAGAATAATGATTCTGGCGGTCAGGTTGCGGATATTCTTTATCACGATCTTGAATATGAGAACATGTTCTTTACTGAAGAGAGTCGAGGCGATGCTACGATTTCAGAAATGAACAAGACAAGAACGATGGGTATTCGTACGACCAAGAGAACTAAAACCATTGGTTGTAACTCAATCAAAGCATTGATTGAAAGTTATGAACTCGTCATTAACGACTTTGAGGTGATTGAAGAATTCTCATGTTTCATTTTGAAGAGAAATGGAACTTATGCAGCAGAAGATGGTAAGCATGATGATATGGTTATGTGTTTTGTATTGTTTGGTTGGTTGGTAACTCAACCATTCTTTAGAGAATTGACAAACGTTGACGTGAGAAAAAGATTATATGAAGAAGAAATGAGAGCAATAGAACAACAGTTAGTCGCGCCAATATTTTCAACATACGAACAAGAATTTGAAGATAAATATGGTGTAATAGATAGGCAATTGACAAAAATGGGAAATGAGGTTTGGTTCGTGGTGAATCCTAGAGATGAGTAAAAGTGTTATTTTATAAATAATATGAATGGCGCTTTCCATTAAATTAGGAGAATAAAATGGCATTTCAAGTTTCACCTGGTATAAATGTATCTGAGATTGACTTAACTGCGTCAATCCCATCGGTTGCAGTATCTACTGGCGCCATTGCTGGTGCTTTTAAGTGGGGTCCAGCGAATTCAATCGTACAACTCACCAGCGAAACCGAATTGGTTTCAATCTTTGGTGCACCCGACAATAGTACAGCAAACGTATTCTTTACAGCTGCAAGTTTCCTTGCATATTCTAATGACCTATTAGTCGTTAGATCTGTTGGTACAACATCAAATAACGCAGTTGCCAATTCAGATCCAGCAGGCGGCAGAGCAAACGCTGTTCTAATTGTAGATGAATCAAAATATTTCACAAGCTACTATGACAATTCGTCTAATGCTGGAAATGAAGCTAATACAGGATTTGCTGCAAGATATGCTGGTGAAAAAGGAAATTCTTTGCAAATTTCTATTTGTCCATCAAACACGGCATTCACCAACTGGGCGCATAAAGGTCTTTTCGATACCGCTCCAGGAACGTCAACATATGTTTCTGGAAAGAGCGGCGCCAATGATGAAATGCATATTGTTGTTGTAGACGCTGGTGGCGTTTTCACGGGAACTCCAGCCACTGTTCTTGAAAAATTTAGTTATGTGTCAAAAGCAAGCGATGCAAAAAATGACGATGGTTCAACAAATTATTATAAGGATGTATTGTACAACAAGTCAAAATACGTTTATTGGATTAACCACCCAACGGGAACTACTATTTCTAACTGGGGAAGTATAGCGTTAAATAACACGTTTGGTGCAGACTCAGCGAACTTGACCGTCAGATTTATTGGTGGTTCTGATGGCACTGTAACTCAAGGTAACCTTGAAGATGCATATGATCTTTATCTCGATAAAGAAAATATTGATCTATCTTTAGTTATCGCAGCTGACGGGCACGATAAAGGTATTGCTGGTTCTCTCCTTGATCTCGCAGAATCTAGAAAAGATTGTGTTGCGTTTATCTCTGCGAAATACTCAGATGTTATCGCAACTTCCCCAGCAACTTCTATCGCAGCTACCGCAACCAATTTAGCGACAAGAAACTCTTATGGAGTTCACGATAGTGGTTGGAAGCAGATGTATGACAAGTACAATGACCGATATCGTTGGGTTCCGCTCAATGGCGATATCGCTGGTCTCTGCGCTAGAACAGATAGAGAAAGAGATCCTTGGTTCTCACCTGCTGGATTCCAGAGAGGAGCAATCAAGAATGTCGTTAAGCTGGCGTTCAATCCAAACCAAACACAAAGAGATACGCTTTACAAGGCTGGTGTGAACCCTGTTGTTTCTCTGCCTGGAGAAGGAACTCTACTGTTTGGGGATAAGACTCTTTCAAACAAACCTTCTGCATTCGATAGAATTAACGTCAGAAGATTGTTTATTGTTCTCGAGAAAGCAATTTCAAGAGCAGCAAGAGCAAGTCTGTTCGAATTCAATGATGAATTCACCAGAGCGCAGTTTGTAAGTTTGGTTGAACCCTTCCTGAGAACTGTACAAGGTCGCCGTGGAATTTATGACTTCAGAGTTGTTTGTGACGAAACAAACAATACTTCCGATATTATTGATAGAAATGAGTTTGTTGGCGATATCTACATCAAGCCAGCTAGAAGCATTAACTTCGTTCAGTTGAACTTCGTTGCGGTTAGAACTGGTGTAGAATTCAATGAAATCGTTGGTAAGTTTTAATAGAATCCTATAGGAGAATAACATGGCGTTCAATGTAAACGAATTTCGTCAACAAATAACTGGTGATGGTGCAAGACCAAACCTGTTCGAAGTCAGGATGAATATTCCTGGCTTCGCCAAATCTCAAGGTAGAGTCGACGAGAAATTCAGATTTATGTGCAATACTGCGCAGCTGCCAGGAACAACTCTTGGCGTTGCGCCTGTGTTCTACTTCGGTAGAGAAATCAAACTCGCAGGAAACAGAACATATCCCGAGTGGACAGTCAACGTAATCAACGACGAAGACTTCGTAATTCGGAATTCGATGGAAAGATGGATCGCTGCAATCAACGATCCAGTTCAGAACATTAGAAATCCAGTTGCGAGTATTGTAGACGGTGGATATGGTGTCGATGCTTCCGTTGTACAGTACGGTAAGCGTGGAGAGAGAATCAAGACATATGATTTCTACGGAATGTTCCCAATTGATATTTCTCCAATCGAAGTTAGCTGGGCTGCGAATGATCAGATTGAAGAATTCTCAATCACCTTCGCGTTCCAGTACTGGACTACACCTGATGCTGATAGCACCGTGAGCAATATTCTTGGTGCTGTTGGCAGCGTTCTTGGTTAATGCAGTATAAGTAGAGTGGGGAGGGTTTTCCTCCCCCAACTTATTGGAGTACGAATTTGGCAATTAAATTATTCGGATTTGAACTTGTACGCGATAAAGAACAAGTCGCAATAGAAACTCAGACACCAATCACACCAGTTGCTGATGATGGTTCTGTTAGTATTGCTACGACTGGGTCTTATGGATTCTTCGTTGACATCGACGGATCATATCGATCTGAAATTGATCTGGTAACAAAATATCGCACGATGTCAATGCAGCCAGAACTAGAATCAGCAATTGACGACATTACGAATGAAGCTGTTGTTCACGATAATCAATCTAAATCAGTCAGCATAATTCTAGACGATCTCGAACAAAAAGATGCAATCAAAGACAAAATTCGAGATGAATTTAAAAATATATTGAAACTTCTGAATTTCGGTAATGATGGTGCTGACATTTTTCGTAAATGGTATATAGATGGTAGGATGTATTATCATGTAGTCATTGATAAAGATAATCCTAGAGATGGTATTCAAAAACTCATCTATATCGACCCAAGAAGAATTAGAAAAATACGCAACGTCGTAAAGAAGAAAGATGAAGATGGACGTGAGATTGTAGATAGAATTGATGAGTTCTACATCTACAATGATAAGAATTTAACCAAGATTGACAATGGCAACATTCCACAACTAATCGGTCCATCTGCTGGCGCGATTACATTCGCCAAAGATTCTATTGCATATGTTACATCAGGATTGACAGATCCATCTAAACAAGTTGTTCTGTCATATTTGCATAAAGCAATTAGACCACTCAACCAATTACGTTTCGTTGAAGATGCGATTGTAATTTACAGACTCTCGCGCGCGCCCGAGCGCCGTGTATTCTATGTTGACGTTGGTAAGATGCCAAGAATCAAAGCAGAACAATATCTGCAAAACATGATGATGAAATTCAGAAACAAACTTGTGTACGATCCAACTACTGGTGATGTACGAGACGATAGAAGATTTCAATCTATCCTTGAAGATTTCTGGATTCCAAGGCATGGTGATAAGAATACAGAAATTACCACACTTCCCTCTGGACAAAATCTAGGCGAACTGGAAGACGTCAAATATTTTCAGAATAAACTATACAAAGCATTATCAGTCCCAATTTCTAGAACTGAACCTTCAACTGGGTTCAGCCTAGGAAGATCAACTGAGATTACTCGTGATGAACTGAAGTTCATGAAGTTCATTAATAAACTTCGTGATCGTTTCAGTATTTTGTTTGACGATTTGCTTTCAAAGCAATTATCACTCAAGGGTATTTGTTCTCTTGAAGAATGGGAAGAGTTTAAGCAAGA